ACGACTCACCAGTAATTGATTTATCAATGCATTCTCGTGGTTGTAATCTTCGCCCCCCTAGTCGATAGGGTTGAGAACCCATATCTCTACAAAATTGATCACTATTACAATCAGTATCCTGATTACAATCACCTTGATTAGTACAATCATATGAGGGACATGATATAAAACATCCACATTCATCTGTGTTTGTTATCAACCTACATGCGCCCATATTTATATCACCCATATAAGGCATAGGACACGGTGGTGATGGAGGACACACTCGCCGTGAAGTACAACCAGCTGTCTGATCAATATCAGTGATTAAATGATCTTTAGGGACAGGCAAAATACATTCCGTTTCCCACGTCCGGATACATTCATTCAAATATTCACACCACGAATATCCACCATCAAGAGAACATCCATTACCAGATGGATCTTGTTGTGCACCCATGAGTTGAGCATTACTGAACAGAAATAACCCTGGAAATATTAACAATTTAATAAGTTTCATTTTATTATAATATACATATTAATTTTAAATATTAATTTTAAATATTAATTTTATATATTAATTTAAATTTTATATATGTATATATTTAAAATGATATATGTAGGTGGTAAAAACAGAATTGGAAAAGATATATCATCAAAAATGAAAGAATTAATTGATAAAAATACTGTGAGTGGATATATGGAACCATTTTGTGGTTCTTTAGGTGTAATGAAATATATGGTTGATTACCATAATAATTTAATAGCATCTGATTCTCATCCCGATCTAATTGCGATGTGGAAAGGTGTTAAAAATGGTACATTTATACCTCCGAAAACAGTATCAGAGCAATATTATAACGAAGTCAAAAAAATGAAGAGTCCCAGTGCTTTAAAAGGATTTGTTGGATTTGGATGTAGCTTCGGTGGAAAATATTTTGGGGGATACGGACAAAAATATGTGAAAAATCATCCTACTAATTTCCTCCGAGGTGCAACTAATTCAATAAATAAGATGAAACCATTATTAAAAAAAATAAAATTTTCCTGTAAGGATTATCGCAAGTTTTCTCCTGTAAATATGTTAATTTACTGTGATCCTCCATATAAGAATTCAAAAGCGGGTTCTTTATATAGAAAAAAATCAAAAAAATATGATAGTTTTGATAATAAAGAGTTTTGGGATACCATGCGTAAATGGAGTAAAAATAATCAGGTATTTATTTCTGAATTAGATGCTCCTAAGGATTTTACTCCAGTATGGCAAAAAAAGAAACAGATTTCAATAAGTCAGTCCAAACTTACAAGATGCAAAGTATCTCCAAATAATATTAAATCTAAAAAAACTAAAAAACTCACAAAAAAATATGCCGTAGAAAAGTTGTTTGTTCATAAATCATAAATTTGATTTGTTTTAGTTTTGAATCATAATATATACATAATCATGGCTTGTTTGGTGAGAAGGACAGATCTTTCGGTCGCTTACATAACAAAGGAAAATATTTCTCGTGTCCGGGTCAGTGGTAACATAGGAACGCCACGACCATTACCTAAACAGGTATTAGCACCACAACTGGCTAGACAACCCTCACAAACTAATTCACCCACAACCCCGCGACCATTACCTAATCCAGGTACGCTTCTAGTGAGACAACCATCATTGAAACCATCTCATAAGACTCCAAGAAAGACATTATCGATTGGAGAAAAAAGGAATATTTCTAAACAAGAACTAAATATAATATTAAATTCACTCAAAGAAATTAGAACAAATATTAGATATACTAAATTTAATACATTTGAAGGACGTATGAACCATAGAGTTTACAGAAAACAACTAAAGGAATTAAATGCTAAACTTTGTTAGATATTATATTAATAATTTATTACTATTTTTTTATCTACCAGAACCGCCAACTATTTCTAATACAAATAAAAATAAATTGATAATATCTGTGTATAATGATATAGTAGCTAAGGCGAAATCATTACTAGAAAATTCTATTCTCCTATGTTTCCCGCCAACAATTAATTGTGTATCATAAACTATATAGAATGAAAATAATACTGTACCACCTACAGAATAAACTATATTAAATATATTACTTATTTTATCTTTTTCATCATTTGATACTAAACCTATCCATGGGAACATAAATCCTATCATCAATAATCCTAATAAACATACTAATAAATAATTTCCTTTATCTGTATAATCGTATTTAGTTTGTATAGAATATAAAGTTAATCCGCTGAACATTGTCAATGTAGTAAATCCACTTAATAATAATACTGTTGATTTATACATAATACCAACATATCCTAAAAGATATGTAATTAATATTGTATAAAAACTGATAAATTTATATGAATGATTTGATATCATTTTTTCATTATTAAAAAATATACAAGTGGATACTAATAATAAACATATATCAACCAAAGATATAATATTCCCTGTATTACTTAATAAAAATTTTTGTATTTGTGTATTATTATTGGAGAGGGCAATAAAAACACTAGAAAATAATATTTGAAACCATAAAGCAGTATATACTTTTGATATAAAGATTTGTTTAGCTAATTCAGGTGAATATTCTCCAAATATGATAACAGATTCAGGAATGACGGGAAGAGCCTGTGTGACTGGTAAAACTGCTTCATAATCAGATTTATTTAATTTAACATCATTGAAAGGTGTTTTTAAATCATCTGGTCGATAGTTTGGCATGTCAACTCTGACCATTATATTATATTTATTTTATTATATATTTAATTTTAAATAATTAATAGACATAACAAATATTGTCCATAGTATTTTAAAGTTATTTTAAGTTATTTTAATAATTAATTCTAATAATTAATTTTAAATGTTTTTAGTTTATTTATTAAAGAACGATAACAAATCTTATATTGGATATACAAACGATTTTTTTAGAAGATGGCAACAACATAATGGTATATTATCAGGTGGTGCTAAATATACAACTAATAATAATAAGAATACATGGGAACCTATTTGTATTATAGATGGATTTGTTTGTAAAAGAGAAGCTATGCGCTGTGAATGGAAATTAAAAAGGGCAAGAGGATATTTAAATAGAATTAAAAATATTGATTATATTTTTAATAATGAAGAAAGATTTACAAAAAAAGGAGCAAATATTAATACTTTAAATTTAAAAATCTATACAAAATTGGATTACTATAAATATTTTAATAATTTAGAGTTGAGAGAATTATATTGGATTTAGAATAATTTATTAAAATAAAATATTTGTTAGTATATAAAATGTCTGATAATAATACTCTAGATTTAACTGAAATTACTTCTGAACCTGTAGAGTCTAATATTCAAGTAGATATTGTTGATGCACCTGAGACCGAAGAACCCGAAGAAGTTCCCGAAGAAGTTCCCGAAGAAGTTATTGAACCTGTGATTGCTACACCTGATCCTGAACCTGTTGAGGATCCTGAACCTGTAATTGCTACACCTGATCCTGAACCTGTGATTGCCACACCAGACCCTGAACCTGTAATTGCTACACCTGATCCTGAACCTGTAGAGACAGTAAGTCCTGCTCCTGTCGAACAGGTCGCCGCAGATATCCGTAACATTCTTACTGAAGTCCCTACTGTTTCCGAAGGTAATGAAGAAACAGATGAATCTGTTGAACCATTAGTTACAGATAATTTATGTTCACTTAAAACTTTAGTAGAAGTTTTAGGAAAATGGTCGGGAAATGAAATTAGAAGAAGAAATGTTGAAAATTTACTCAAAGAAGGAACAGAAGTTGATGAAAATTTAGATGATATTGAAAAAGTTGTTGAGGTTCTTCAGATTTGGTTAAAAAAAGGGCATGAATTCAAAAAGAATAATCATTTCTTAAAATTAGATGAATATACATTAGTCGGTGAATCTAGAAACTTAGATTCAGAAAAGAAAAATCAATTATTAACAGAATTAATTCAATTTTTGATTGATTGTTCCCAAGGAAAATATAATAATGAAAAAATTACTGAGTTCTTTAATAACTTTTATTAAACTTTTTTTTTTATAAAATATATTTTTATTTTTAGTTTATTGAATTTAATTCGAGTAAGCTAAACCACCCATACCGGACATGATACGAAGGACGTTGTAGTTGACAGCATAGACGTTAAAGGTTGTCCCTGGACTATTACTTCCAACTAACTGGGCGTTGTCAATTCTTGAGAAATTACATGTTCCTGATGGTTGATGTTCTTCTGGTTTGAGGGCAAATGAATAAACAGCAATGGCATCAGCATTAATTGTTGAACCATACCCAGTGTGGTGTTGCCATACTTGTGTTCTAGTGAAATATCTGAAATCTCTTTCTTTAAAACGATCGTGTCCGTTTAATTTAAGTTTGTAATCACCGGTTAATGTTGCGGGAACACGCCCTTTTAATACTTTATCTGCGTCTGTGCCGCCCCATGCTGCCGCATCGGCAACCGGCAACCATGTGGAAATATTCGTATCGGCTTCGGCAGTTAAGTCAGAACTTAATCCACTCCATTGAGAATCAGTCCATATTATTTCTTTTACAGGATGGTTGAAGTTGATATCCATTGTAGCAGAACTAAAACTCTGAAATTGTAATTGTTCAATTAAATATTCGTGTGAAACTTGAGCGAATCTACGGCGTTCATCTGTATCAAGGTAAATATAATCACACCATAAATTAAATGTTGGGGCGACCGAATTTGCCGTACCGTCACTGAGTGCTGCTTCTACAGATTTATTGTTGTCGGCAAGGACATCATCGGAAGCGTCATCAATATTATGCACAAGATTAATTTGATCATCAAAAGTCATTTTAATCTTAACTTCATGATACTGAAGGGCAATAAGGGGTAAGGCCAAACCGGGATTTCTACAAAACCAAAAATATAAAGGGATAAATATGCGTGTAGCTGCCGAGTCACCTTCGGCGCCAGTGTGGTCTTTAACGCACACCCATGCCCCGTTGTTGTTGGTGTAGGTCGTAGCGGCGGAGGTTGAAACAGCACCACCATTACCCGACATAATATTAAATAAAGTTGATTTTACATCTTCGTCAGACGTAGTCCAGTTTGTGCTCGCGCCACTTGGATTAAATTCTGTCAACTGAGAATAAACAGAATGCCAGTGACTATAATGTTTATCAATTCTTTGACCACCAATTTCAATTTCACATTCCTTAATTAAATTGGACCCATAATCAGGAACAATATTTATATAGTTATTGTCTTCCGCCACGGAAGAAAATGTAACACTATGCTCCAAATACATTCTGTGAACTAAATCACCATTTCTGGAGATTGTGGCAACAACATCGGCACCGAAGCCAGCAGTGCCAGAGAATGTCTGGACAATAGATTCCATAGAGAAGTTAGTGTGTCTGCGGTAGACAACTTTAAAGAAAGTAATCTGAGGGTTGCCAGTAAGGTATATGTCCTGAGCGCCATAAGCTACTAATTGCATTAATCCTCCTCCCATTGTTTTTATACTATAACATAGAAAAAAATTTTAAAGAAATTAATTAATTAAATTAAATTCCTTTTAAAAATGACTATAATATTTAGAAAAAAATATAAATTATTTAAAATCTATAGAAATTGATTATTTAGTTACTGTATGCTAAACCACCCATACCGGACATGATACGGAGGACGTTGTAGTTGACGGCGAAGATTGTACCAGCATCGCACGCCGTCCCGCCGCCTTGTAATTGAGCATTATCAATTCTTGAGAAATTACAGGTTCCCGATGGTTGATGTTCTTCGGGTTTAAGAGCAAATGAATATACACCAATAGAATCATTGAAACATCCACTACCGGGTGTACTGTCCGCAGCCTTATCACTAGCAAGTCCCCCTGCTCCAGAGTGGTGTTGCCAAATTTGTGTTCTTGAGAAATATTTAAAATCACGAGCAGCAAAACGATCATGACCATTTAATTTAAGTTTATATGTTCCTGTCGTGCCACTTCCAATTGCAACAAGAGTCATGGTCGTATCACTCCACGCGCTATGTGTGGTGTTTGTCCATATTAATTCTTTTACCGGGTGATTAAAATTTAAATCTTGTGAAACGTTCTGGCAATTTAATGACTGTTCTTGAACTTGTTCAATGAGGTATTCGTGTGATACCTGAGCAAATCTACGTCTTTCATCTGTATCAAGGTAGATGTAATCACAGTATAATGAATTATTTGTTACGGAGGGGTTCCAGAACACGCTATCCCCAAAGGTATGAGTTAAAATAACCTTAACTTCATGATATTGTAGTGCAATTAATGGTAAAGCAAGTCCAGGATTACGACAAAACCAGAATTGTAATGGGACAAAGAATTTACCGGCGACCTGCGCGGTGGTGGCATCTACACCTCCCATCCCAGACATTCTTTGAAAATTAGTAGCACCTCCATCACCCACATCACCTGTAGGGTTCGGCTCAGTTAATTCCGACCACACTTCCATCCATAATCCCGTATGTTTATCAATTTTTTGACCGCCAATTTCTAATTCAACATCAGTAATAGTTGATGATGTTGGATTATTTCCGTAGGCCGCAGTCGTGCCGTCTAATTCTAAATACATTCTGTGAACTAAATCACCATTGCGTGAAATAGTGGCAGTGCAACGACCACTTGCGCCAGATGATGTCCCATTCCAGGTTTGTTCAATAGCCTCCATAGAGAAGTTAGTGTGTCTGCGGTAGACAACTTTAAAGAAAGTAATCTGAGGGTTGCCAGTAAGGTATATGTCCTGAGCGCCATAAGCTACTAATTGCATTAATCCTCCTCCCATTGTTTTTATACTATAACATAGAAAAAAATTTTAAAGAAATTAATTAATTAATTAATTAAATTTCTTTTAAAAATGACAATAATATTTAGAAAAAAATATAAATTATTTAAAATCTATAGAAATTGGTTATTTATTTAATAATTTAGTTAGTTATTTAGTTACTGTATGCTAAACCACCCATACCGGACATGATACGGAGGACGTTGTAGTTGACGGCGAAGCATACATTGGCACCACCTGAAGGAGATAATTGAGCATTATCAATGCGAGAGAAGTTGCAGGTTCCAGATGGTTGGTGTTCTTCAGGTTTAAGAGCAAATGAGTATACACCAATAGAGTCATTAAATTTACCGTGTGTTGGGAGATGAGCTGTACCGTCATCGCTGGCATCTAGACCACCGGCTCCGGAGTGATGTTGCCATACTTGCGTTCTAGTAAAATATCTATAATCACGGGACGCGAAACGATCGTGTCCATTTAATTTGAGCTGAATATCGGTGTTTAATCCTGAGGAGCCGGAGGCGGTGGGCGTATTTATCAATGGCACTTTGTCCTGTTTAGTCATAATTAATTCTTTTACTGGATGATTAAAATTGAGATCACCTGTTCCAGATAAAGTTTGTTCTTGAACCTGTTCAATGAGGTATTCATGTGAAACTTGAGCAAATCTACGTCTTTCATCAGTATCGAGGTAAATATAATCACACCATAATTTTTGGTCGATTCCGGACCCGACCCACGCAGAACCAAATGTATGTTGAAGAATAACTTTAACTTCATGGTACTGAAGGGCTATGAGTGGTAAAGCAAGACCAGGATTACGGCAGAACCAGAACTGTAGTGGAACAAATACAGGGCCGACATCCGTCGCCGCTGCGGAGGCATCTGCGTTATTAACACCACCCATAAAACTCATTTTTTGAAATAATGTACCTGCACCGACGGAGGTATGTAGTGAACCCACTGCACCTGTGGGATTGACTTCAGTTAATTCTGCCCAACATTCCATCCATAACTTGGAATGTTTATCAATTTTTTGACCACCAATTTCTAATTCAACACTATCAATCCAAGCTACACCAGGATTATCGACACCGTCGACAGGATCTACCGTTCCGTCCGTAATTTCTAAATACATTCTGTGGACTAAATCACCATTTCTTGAAATTGTGGCGGTACAACGACCACTCGCACTATTAGATGTCCCATTCCAGGTTTGTTCAATAGCTTCCATAGAGAAGTTAGTGTGTCTGCGATAGACGACTTTAAAGAAAGTAATTTGAGGATTACCAGTAAGGTAGATGTCTTGTGCGCCATAAGCTACTAATTGCATTAATCCTCCTCCCATTGTTTTTATACTATAACATAGAAAAAAATTTTAAAGAAATTAATTAATTAATCAAACAAATAAACTATAATTTTAAAATAATTTAACTTTAAAATATTATGGAAAAAATATTAAATGGTAAATCAGTTTCAGAAAATATCTATAATAATATTAAAAATAAATCTGTAAATTTATCCATAATAATTGTCGGTGATAGACAAGATTCATTAATTTATGTAAATATATTACGCCAGACCCAGGAGGTATCGGATCAATGACTGTATGTATGTTATTAAATAATTTAGTAAATTATTAATAATTTATTTGAAAAGATTTTAAAAAATGATTATTATTAGTTTGTTTATTAAGAAACTTAGTTCGAGTATGCTAAGCCACCCATACCACTCATGATACGGAGAACATTGTAGTTGACAGCGTAGATGATGCCGGTGGAGGCACCTGTTAAAGTTAATTCAGCATTATCAATTCTGGAGAAGTTGCAGGTGCCAGATGGTTGGTGCTCTTCAGGTTTGAGGGCGAATGAGTATACACCGATAGGATTGGAGTCTTTGGAGGTGCGGGCTTGATTAGAAGTAGCATTCGTTACTTTATATATATTAAATACAGCGGTGTCAGAACCAGTATATGGACCTGTAATCGTTTGTGTAGTTCCATTACTTAAATCTCTGGTTGGTGTAGATACTGAAAAGGTTACTATCGTCGCGGTCTCGGGTTCGATGACCGGTGGTGCAATAACATTAGCAAAATATGTTCCAATATTACCGCCGGTGGCGGGCCCGCTCGCCTCATGTGTGAAAACAAATGCTAATACATCACCTATAGAAAGATCCATTCTAGCCACTAAAGGCGTGTCATTCTGGAAAGTTATTACTCCATCATTAAGAGTAATGTCTCCTGCGGAAGCCAGTATATTAATTGGGTTTAACGCCGTTCCACCAAGACCTGAAAAATCCTTATCGGCAACAGTATCCGCGTCAATTGTTGAAAATACAGTAGTTCTGTCTAATGTACTAATTTGAGCAGCCACCGGTAAATTCTGCTTAGGAACAGCAGTGTGGTAATCAAATGGTTGCTGTAAATAAAAGTGTTCATCTTCTCTCGTACTGAAACGGTCATGTCCATTTAATTTTAATCCTACTGATTCAGCTTTTGTTCCAGTGGACCAGATAAGTTCTTTAACTGGATGATTAAAGTTGAGTTTATTAGAACCGCCTGAACTACTCTGTTCTTGAACTTGTTCAATAAGGTATTCGTGTGATACTTGAGCGAATCTACGTCTTTCATCAGTGTCAAGGTATATGTAATCACAGTATAATTCAAACCCTGCGGGGTTGCCACTAGACTTTAATGTAAATTTAACTTTAACTTCATGGTATTGAAGAGCAATAAGTGGGAGAGCAAGACCAGGGTTACGGCAGAACCAAAATAGAAGTGGGATATGGACTTGAGCTACACCGGTACCATCCGCACCAATTTGACCAGTCATAGATTTAAGACCGATGGCTTTAGATTCCGGGGTAGAAAGTTCATTCCAGGTGTCCATCCATTGACCAGATTGTCTATCAATTCTTTGACCACCAATTTCTAATTCAACTGTTTGAATTTGGCGTGGTGTGAATCTGGCGTCATTATGCTTAGTTGATACAAGGTACATTTTGTGAACTAAATCACCATTGCGGGAAATAGTGCATACAGGGTTGACACCATTACCACCACTGAAAGTCTGCTGAATAGCTTCCATCGAGAAGTTAGTGTGTCTGCGATAGACGACTTTAAAGAAAGTAATTTGCGGGTTACCAGTAAGGTAGATGTCTTGTGCGCCATAAGCTACTAATTGCATTAATCCTCCTCCCATTGTTTTTATACTATAGCATAGAAAAAAATTTTGGCGAAATTCAATTAATTAATTAAATTAATTAATTAATTAATTCAAAATAATTCAAAATATCTATAAAAATCCAAGGAACTGTAATTAAATATTTAATTAATTAATTAAATATAATTTTAAAATAATTCAAAATATAATTTTAAAATATCTATAAAAATCCAAAGAACTTAATTAATTAAAATTAATTTTAATTAAATAATATAATTTAAAAATTTGAATTTTATTTACTTAAAATAATAACTATATAATATATTAGAATATGGCAGAACAATATGAAAAAAAAGAATTAAGACAACATATTTATGACACTCCGGATACATATGTTGGGGGTATCGATAAAATTAATGAAGTTTTGCCACTTTATAATGAAAATAAAATTGTCTTTAAAGAAATTGAATATATCCCAGCATTATTAAATATCTTTAATGAAATTTTAGTAAATGCTCGGGATCAAATTGTCAGATTACAAGGACAAGAAGGTTCTAATATTATCCAAGTATCTAATGTTAAAATTAATTTTAACGAAGATAATTCAATAACTATACTAAATGATGGAAATGGTATTATTGTTAAAGAACATGAAAAAGAAAAGATTTATATTCCACAATTAATATTTGGTGAACTTTTAACATCATCTAATTATAAAAAAGGAGAAAAAAGGATTGTTGGTGGTAAGAATGGATATGGGGCTAAGTTAGCAAATATCTTTTCACAAGAATTTACGGTAGAAACAGTTGATCATATTAATAAGTTAAAATATACTCAAACATGGGAAAAGAATATGACTAAATGTAATGAACCAATTATTAAGAAATGTCAAGCAAAACCTTATACAAAGATTACTTGGAAATGTGATTTTAAAAGATTTGATTTAGTAAATTATTCGGATGATATGATTAAATTAATGTATCGTAGGATATATGATATTGCAGGAATTACTGATAAATCTATTAATGTGTTTCTGAATGATGAAAAAATTAACATTAAATCGTTTCTTGATTATATTAATTTATATAATGACTTTGTGAAATTCCAAGAAATTATATCGGATAGATGGGATGTAATATTTTCGGTATCTCATAATGATACATTCGAACAATTATCATTTGTAAATGGTATATGTACTAGCAAAGGTGGTTCACATGTAGAATGTATTGCCAAACAAATTGCTAATGGTATTATTGATTTCATTAAGAAAAAGCATAAGAAAGAAATAAAGGACAAAGTAATTCGCAGATATATGTCATTATATATTAATTGTGTAATTGAGAATCCATCATTTGATTCCCAAACGAAAGAAAGATGTATTACTTCACACAATAAGTTTGGTTCTAAACCTGTAATATCTGGTAAATTTATTAAAAAGATTTGTTCTAATAATGAATTAATTGATAAGATTTTAGATGCTGATTCTAAAAATGATAATAAAGATTTAAAGAAAACAGATGGTAAAAAGAAAAATAAGATTATTGTTCCTAAGTTAGATGATGCTAATTGGGCAGGAACAAAGAAATCACAAGAATGTACTATTATCTTAACTGAGGGAGATTCAGCAAAGTCTATGGCGATTGCAGGGTTATCCGAAGTAGGTCGTGATAAATATGG